GTTGAGCTTCTAAATTTCTTCTTAAATTAGCGGTCGCTTTGGCGTTTTTAATAAAACTCATTCCTGTCTTGAAAGCATCTTGGTCAGCTGCTTGTGAACTTAACCATGCTTCATTATCTGTCCATTTACTCGGAGTATTTCCTAAAAATTTATCTAAATCATTTTGAGTCAATCCAGCTTTTTTGAAGTATTTTCCAGCCTGTCCTAAACTTGTCCCTGTTCCTGTTTCACCAAACTGCATTGCAGAAGGTCTTTCTGAATATGGATCATCTGGTGAAGTGAAAAAATTAGCTCCAGCTTGATTCCAAAAGGCTCTATTTTTTTCGTCTCTGTCAAGGACAGAATCAAGATATCTATGATCTGCACGATTTTGATTTATTCCTCCAAACATTCTTTGTCCTAATCCTACTATGCCTGGTAAAAATGAATCTCTTACGTTTCCTGCCGCACCTCGTACAGCCTGTCCTAATCCTGTTCCTCTTGGAGATCTAGTGTTAGCAGCCTCTAATCCTGGTTGCCTTCTTCCTCTCCAACTTGGTTCGCCTCCTACGTTAGCCGCGCCTGAACGATCATCCGCACGTCGATATTGTGAGGGTGCCGTGTAAGCACGGTCTTGTGTCATAGCTCTTCGCCAATTGATTGCCATTATAATTTTCCTCCGTTAAATACTAGCCCACTAGCATTTTTTTGAGCACGATAAGTACGATAAGAGCAACGACGCCGGCTTTAATCCAGTCTTTCATTCCCCAATCGTTCCATTCCTTTATCCATGCCCATACATCTGTAAGTAACTTCATATTTACCTCCTAATGAATTGTTGGTTTTGTTTGTGAAACACCATGATAAATTTCATCCACCATCGCAAAAGAATCCGTGATGACTTCAAACATTTTTTGTGCTTCGTGAGGCCCTAAAGCATTTAAATACAAATTTCTTGTAACCGCCATTAAACCTGCTGCTACTATTAACTGATTTTCAGGGTCTTTGTCAATCTCTTTTAACGCCAACTCCTCAGCTTTCTTCATAACTTGGGTAATTTTAATTACTTTTGCTTGATTTACCATTACTTTTTGCCTTCCTTACTGCGGCTCTTTCACGCATAGCAGCAATCTTTTCATTGCTTCTATTCTTAGCCAGATCTCTTAAACTTGCTACATCTTCCTTAATTTCAGCAGTTGCATCTTTTTGTCCTTCTTTCATCAGACCGAAAGATTCTTTTACCATGCCTAATTCATTACTACTAGACAACTTTTCTCGCTCCAAGTCAAGTTTTTCTGCATCAACGGCTGTTTCCATCAACATTTTAGTTTCATCATGTTGTGATTTTTGCATCAATTCAGCCGCTTTAAGGTCGATTTCTTGTTGTTTTAATTTGACTAATGGATCCTGTTCTTCCATTCCACTTCTTACACTTTCCTCTTTAGCCATTTCTTTAATTAATTGTGATTCAACCATTGCTATAGCAGCCTCTTTTTGAGCCATAAATTGCTGTTGCAATTGTTGAACTTGTTGTTGAACTTGTTGTTGCATCGCTGGATTCTGCTGTGCCTGTTGTTGCAATTGTTGAACTTGTTGCTGCAACTCTTGTGCTTGTGGCATCATCTCCTGTTCAACCTGTTCCGCTGCCATAATGGCAATGTGTTGTAACACATGCCCTTCCATCATTGCATAAAGTTGAGGATTAATTTGAACGGGACGAGTAAACATAAATTCCGCATGCGCTTCTATGTGCGCCTTGTGATTTTGTTGCGGAAACGCTTTTGGATCCTGTCCTCGCATCGCTTCCGAATTTTCCGTTGCTGGACTTTTCGGAGGAGGATTTCCTGGATCTGGTTTTAATAATGCATCAATGTTATCCACATCCAATGCTTGATAAACTCTTCTGTATGCTTCACGTAAATTATGTAAAGCAGGATTGGCAATCGCCAATTGTAATTGTTGTTGTGCCAACATCACACGTTGTGACATTGAGAATATGTTTGGATTTGAAATTGGTAGTATGTCAACACGCTCATCAAAATCAGCCTGTTTAATCATACGGTTTCCACCACGCACCATGTAAGGATACTCAGGTGGAAGATACATTTGGAAACAACGCGCCAATAAATTAAATTCAACGCCTTGCGCATAATGCAATCTTTTATGAATCGCACTCATCACTTTAGTTCCTCTTTCAAGTAATGCTAAAGTTGTTCCAACTGGATTCTGTTCATTACCTTCACCCATTTTCATATCCGCAATCGCTGCGAATGATTTTCCTGCATCAACACAGAAACCTAATAAGGCGAATAAAACTTGTGATGGTTCCTTGTAAGGAAGTGGTAATAATGATTCTTTAATTGAAGCACCAGTCACATCAACATCCCTAAATTCACCAGGTTGTAATGGTTCGTCATGATCACGTATTCTCATTCCACGCGCCTTGAAACCTGCTGGTAGATTGGCAAGAGTTCCGGAGTCAATCAATTGTCGTAAAACGCTTGTTGCTGTTCTTGACAATCCACCTAACATGTGAATCAGGCCAAATCCGTAGAAGCCTAATCCGGGGAGGAATTTATAATGTGTAAAATAATCTATTCTTCTTCTTGACTGATCTGCTTCAAACCAGTTTCTTTTTATAGATAAAATTTTTGTTGAATATTGGTCAATGGTAATGATGTAAGGAAGCTTAATTCCGCTTTGGTCTTCAAAGCCAGTAATGTCTGCATCAACATGCATTTCCAATAATACGTGTTCATCATCGTCTGACGCCACAGTATTGCTCGCACCCTGCAGCTCATCAATCTTTTCCTTAATATCATCCACTGTTGAAACAGAACCGGATGTAATTGGTATGTCACGATAAAATCCACTGACTTGTTGCTTTCGCAATTCATTAGCATCAATTTTTGTAGTGTGTGTGATTCTTACTGCGTCTTCCAATGATGATGCCATGTAATTAACAACACAATCCTCAGAAGAAACAAATTTTGAAACAGCACGTTGTAGTAGTCCATCATAATATGTTTTTTTAAATGCAGAACCTGAAAGGGGTAAATAAAATAAAAGTTGATCCATGTCAGGGTCGTATTCTTTCATCACGTGCGTGATTTGATAATTCATATAATCTTTTACACGTTTCGCCTGCTCTTCAATTTCAGGAACTATTTCTCCAACAATTTCTGTATTGACTGGTCCACCCGGTGGCAAAAGTTCCTTGTATGCCTGCGCTTGAAACTGTGTAACGGATTCAGCCAGTAAAGGATGAATCACACCGCTCGCGCCTGCAAAAGGCTGCGTGCGATCTTCATACTTGAATCCAAGCATGTCCAATCCCTTCGTATAAGTTTCTTCCCAATCTTTTCTTGATTGTTTGTCTGATTCATACGAAGCGACTAGTTTGTCTGATAATTTTTGTAGGTCACCCTCTTCGATGTAATCAGCAAGATTCGCATCAAAAGGAATCTGCGATTGATCGATGGGCGCGTTTGGGTCTGTGTTTATTTCAGCTCCACCATCGGGCAATTCAGTGATTTCAACATCAGGTTCAAAATTAACTTCTTTCTCCGGTAGCTGAACTTCCGTTCCAGCTCCTGAAATTTCTAAACCGTCATTTAATGCTTCTATCGCTTTTTCAATTGCTCCGGATGAGGGCATTCTTGATTTAATAGCCATTGTATCCTCTTACCATATTTTTATTCACAATACCACCTTTTTTATACGCTGAAAGAACAGATGTTCCAGGAATTGGTTCACCAGTCACTTTATCCTTCAATTCAATGATAGGAATCCTTTCCCATGTATATCCTTCCCCGTCCGTAAGAGTAGTATCGGAAAATCTGAATCCACTTTTCTTGCTTATTTTTTTCATCGCCTTGACAGCGATTTCATCATAAAATTTGTCTCCACCTTTTGGAATGCTTCCATAATGCTTTTTCATTCTTCCAGTGGACACGGCGACGCCATCATATCCCTTATCATGCGCCATTTTAAGAACTCCTTGAATGAACATCTTGGCGTAGTTCTCTGATTTCTTGAAAGGCGCTTCAGGATAAACTGATCCTGACCTTCCAGTTGCCGCCTCCGCTGCTTTTATTTTTTCCTCTAAGTCCTTTTTATCCTTAATTAATTTTTTTATCGCATCTTCAGCATTCTTCAATTCAGCCTTGTTCGCCGGCAATTCACGCTCAGCGCGCGGCAAGGCAAGAATATTATCTTTTCTGAGCCTTGTTGACGCCAAAGTATCTATCTTCAAACTCAACTGCTTGGATAAATCCCCCATTTCCATCAGCACACCACTCTTATCCAAGCGGTCGGCATATTTAAAATTACCCTTCATTATACTTTGATGAAGATCCGACTGCGTCTCCTCTATGAGAAGAATCTTTCTTCCACTCTCGTCTATTCTTTCACTGAAGCGTGCCCATCCGAATGGAGCGTTGCTTTCTCCGCCAGCACCAGCTATTCGATCACTTTCAAAATGTCCTGACTGGTATTTCAATTCCTTCGAACGTGCGGCCCCTTCATCAAAATTAAAGTAGAATTTAAGCTCACCATATCCTGCACGTCCTGGAAGATCCTGATTCACTCCTTCATGTCCTGGTCTTCCAATGCTCTTGTACGTAAAACCTCGACCCTCCGCCATGTCACCCATGCGGTAGAGAAGCTTCTTCGTATAAAACGGAATTGGAACATCACGATTAATAACTCGTCGATCAAATATATTGAGCGCCTGATAAAGTTGCTCGAACGCCTCTTCCTGCGAAATGTTTTTTGCCTGCGAAAGCCTCGTCACATCCTCCGCCGGAACAAGCGTTGAAAGGACGTCCTTATGTCCTTCCTTTACAATATCATTAACTTTGTCATACATTTTCGGAAACGCCTGCTTCCACATTGGGGCAAATTTATTACCTGTGTTCATATCCCAATCCATTGAACCATAGCCTCTTCCACCTCCTGTTATAAGGTTGTCCCCTTCAACATTCGTGCCTTTCATAATGTCAACCAGATTGTTTCTGATGATGAATCCCACGCGGTCCTGAGGTGCCTGGTGAAGAGC